AACTAAACCTTTGGAAAAACGGCAGGCACTAGCCAACTGGAAGAAGCGTGTGGGCGAAGAACGTGCTCAACAGATTACCACGGAAGCAGCCGGGCGTGGTACTAGAATGCACAAGTGGTTAGAGGATTATGTAAAAACAGATGTGCTGAACGAGCCAGGCACAAATCCTTACAGCCAACAAAGCCACACAATGGCTCAGAAAATTATCTCCGAAGGTCTAAACAAAGTGGACGAGTTTTGGGGTATGGAAATTCCCTTATACTACAGCGGACTGTATGCTGGTACTACAGACTGCTTGGGCTTATGGCAAGGTCAGCCTGCAATAATGGACTTTAAGCAGACCAACAAACCCAAGCGGCGCGAATGGATTGAAGACTATTTTTTACAACTCAGTGCCTATGCACAGGCGCACAATATAACACACGGAACTGACATCAAAACCGGTGTTATTTTAATGTGTAGCGCCGATTTTGAGTACCAAGAGTTTGTTTTAGAGCCCGAAGATTTTGAGTATTGGAGTCAGCGCTGGTTCGACAGAGTAGAGCAGTATTATAGAGAAAACTAAATATACTATAGGACATAGAACGAAAACATGGCTATAGTACAAATCAGTCAAATCAAGCATCGCAGAGGTACAAATGAAACACTACCTCAACTTGCCAGCGCAGAACTAGGCTGGAGCATTGATACCCGTCAACTTTATATCGGAAATGGCACACTAGAAGAAGGTGCACCTGAAGTTGGTAACACAGAAATTTTAACTGAATTTAGTAATATTGCTGGAGTTACAAAATATACTCAACAATTAACAAATAACACCACTGCAAATATTGCCAGTCTAGTATTTGATTCAAGCGATCCTAGTGTAATTATAACTTACAGTCTTGTAAGAACACACACTGATACAGTTAATGCCAATGTTAAAACAGGAACACTAACTGTAAGCCAATATCTTTCCAGAAATTCCAGTACTGATACAAACGTTGAACTAGGAGACACCGGATTTAGTTTCACTGTAACTCAGGTAAACAATGTTTGTTTTATTGCAGGTACTATTACTGACCAAAGTATTGACGCAAATTTAACATATACAATTAATAACTTAGCAGTTTAATCAATGTGGAATCTACTACCGCATGAGCGTCTGCGTTCATGGCAAGAGTTTCGAAATGATCTATCTAATTTAGATTTGGCATCTGCTTGTTACCAAACAGAGCATCTTTGGAGTTATGCTCCCTACGTCCAAAACTACTTACATTTTGATTATGTAGATGAATGGCCCAATCCTTGGGAATTATTATATGATAATTACTATTGTGGACTTGCAAAAGCATTGGCAATAGTGTATACTTTATATCTTAGTAGCCATAAACCCCAAATCGAAATAAGAGTATATAATGACCCGTCAACCATGGAACAATATAATTTAGTTTATGTTGACAAAGGAAAATATGTTCTTAATTACATTCATGACGAGGTTGTAAATAGTACACAGGTTAGCAAACAGTTAGTGCTAAAGAGAACGATTAGCACTGAAGAATTAAAATTAGAACAATTAGTTTAAGAGAGATCAATGACACAAATTCAAGTATTAAAAAGAAACGGTGAGAAAGAACCACTAGATTTAGAAAAACTACACAAAGTTGTTTTCTGGGCTACCAAAGACATTACAGGTGTAAGTGCAAGCGAAGTAGAAATTAAAAGTCATATTCAATTTTACAATGGCATCAAAACATCGGATATCCAGGAAACACTAATTAAAAGTGCTGCTGATTTAATCAGTGAAGAAACTCCTAACTATCAATTTGTAGCAGGTAGGTTAATTAACTACCACTTGCGTAAAGAAGTCTATGGTGAGTATGAGCCATGGCCATTGTTAGACATTGTTAAGAAAAATGTAGACAAAGGGTTTTATGACCGGGGCCTGCTAGAAGCATACTCAGAAGAGGAATGGGCTGAACTGGAACGTGCAATCGACCATCACAAAGACGAGCACTTTACTTACGTGGCCATGGAACAGTTCCGCGGCAAGTACCTTGTGCAAAACCGTGTAACAGGTGATATCTTTGAAACACCGCAGGTAGCATACATGCTTATTGCGGCAACATTGTTCCAGAGTTATGACAAATCCGTTAGACTACAATGGGTAAAGGATTATTATAATGCTGTTAGCAACCACGATATTAGTCTTCCTACTCCAGTTATGGCTGGTGTACGCACACCGCAAAAACAGTTTAGTAGTTGCGTTCTCATTGAGTCTGATGACAGTCTTGATAGTATCAATGCTACTGCAAGTAGTATTGTTCGTTACGTAAGTCAAAAAGCCGGCATTGGCATTGGCGCAGGACGTATTCGTGCATTAGGTTCGCCTATTCGCAATGGTGATGCTTATCACACAGGAGTAATTCCTTTCTACAAGCACTTTCAAAGTGCCACACGCAGTTGCAGCCAAGGTGGTGTACGCAACGGTGCTGCTACTTTGTACTATCCTATCTGGCACTTGGAAGTAGAAGATCTGTTGGTTCTTAAAAACAACAAAGGAACAGAAGACAATCGTGTGCGTCATATGGACTACGGCATCCAGTTTAACAAGTTGATGTATGAACGCCTAATCCAAGGTGGTGATATTACTTGCTTTAGTCCTCATGATGTTCCTGAAATGTACGAAGCATTCTTTAACGATCAAGAACGGTTCAAAGAACTGTACGAACGTGCAGAGCGTAACACACGTCTACGCAAAAAGACTTACAAAGCAGTTGAACTGTTTGGTAAGTTCATGCAAGAGCGCAAGGATACAGGACGCATCTATTTGCAGAACGTAGACCATGCCAATACACACAGTCCCTTCAAAGAGGATCGTGCTCCTATTAAGATGAGCAACTTGTGTTGCGAAATTGACTTGCCCACAACGCCATTGTCAGATGTAAATGACCCCGATGGCAGAATTGCACTTTGCACATTGAGCGCAATTAACTGGGGCAATGTTAAGCAGCCACAAGACTTTGAACGTATGTGTACATTAGCAGTGCGTGGTTTGGATGCACTACTAAGTTATCAGAACTATCCTGTACTTGCTGCCAAATTGGCCACTGACGAATTTAGACCTTTGGGCATTGGTATTATTAACTTTGCCTACTTCTTGGCCAAGCACGATGTCAGTTACAGTGATCCCAGTGCTCTTGCTCTTGTCGACGAGTACGCAGAAGCATGGAGTTACTACTTGCTGAAAGCCAGTGTAGAGTTAGCCAAAGAATTCGGCCCATGCACACGTTGGCAAGACCTAAAAAGTGCCAATGGCATCATGCCAATTGATACACGCAAACGTGAAGTTGATGAACTTGTGGCACACCAAGAGCGTATGCCATGGGCAGAACTGCGCCGTGAAGCACAACAACATGGACAACGGAATGCTACCTTAATGGCATTGATGCCAGCAGAAACTTCAGCACAGATTTCAAACAGTACAAATGGCATTGAACCTCCAAGAAGTTATGTCAGTGTCAAGCAAAGCAAGCATGGTGTACTCAAGCAAGTGGTGCCTGAATATCGACGTCTAAAGAACAAATATGAACTACTTTGGGACCAAAAATCGCCCGAAGGATACCTAAAAATCTGCGCTGTGTTGCAGAAATATATTGACCAAGGTATCAGTGTAAACACCAGTTACAATCCTCACTACTTTGAAGATGAAAAGATTCCAATGAGTGAGATGTTGAAGCATTTGTTGATGTGTTATAAATATGGTACTAAACAGTTGTACTACTTTAACACCATGGATGGCCAAGGTGAGATCGACGTAGACAAACTAACACAACGGCAAGACGAACCTGTTGAAGTTTTGGAAGACCAAGAAAACTGCGACAGTTGCGTAATCTAATAGGAATAATAACAAATGAGCGTTTTTAAAGTTAATGAAAAAAGTAATCTATCCCGTACCATGTTTTTTGATGGCGGAGTTGATATTGCACGTTATGACACTATCAAGTATCGTCAATTTGAAAAACTAACAGACAAGCAGTTAGGTTTCTTTTGGCGTCCAGAAGAAGTTGATGTGCTACGTGATGCCAAAGACTTTAAAGAACTAACACCATTTGAACAACATATTTTTACCAGCAACTTAAAACGCCAGATCCTATTAGACAGTGTACAGGGACGCAGTCCTAACATGGCATTTTTGCCTGTAGTCAGTATTCCAGAATTAGAAACTTGGATTCAGACTTGGGCATTCAACGAAACTATTCACAGCCGCAGTTACACTCACTTGATTCGTAACGTTTATAGTGATCCCAGCACAGTGTTTGATGAACTAACCACAATTCCTGAAATTCTTGACTGTGCCAAAGACATCAGCAAATACTATGATGACTTTATTGACGCAGCCACGGCCTATGGTTACTTGGGTTTAGGCACACACACTGTTAACGGCGAGTCTGTGGTTGTTGATATGTATGATCTTAAAAAGAAACTATGGTTGTGTTTAAACTCAGTTAATGCACTTGAGGGCATTCGTTTCTATGTAAGTTTTGCATGTTCGTGGGCTTTTGCAGAACTCAAGAAGATGGAAGGTAATGCTAAAATTATCAAACTGATCGCAAGAGACGAAAATATACATTTAGGTTCAACGCAGACCCTTATAAAATTGTTACCACAAGACGATAGTGATTTTGCAAAAATCAAATCGGAAACTGTTGCGGAATGTGAACAAATGTTCTTGAGTGCTGCTGAACAAGAAAAACGTTGGGCAGAATACTTGTTTAAAGATGGATCAATGATTGGTTTGAATGCCAAACTACTCAGCGACTATGTTGACTGGTTGACCTGTAAGCGTATGACCGCTGTTGGTTTAAACTGCGGCATCAAGCCCGGCAGTAATCCTTTACCTTGGACTGCTAAATGGATTGCAGGTGCCGAAGTGCAAGTTGCCCCACAGGAAACAGAAATTTCCAGTTATGTTATTGGTGGAACAAAGCAGGACGTAGACACAGACACATTCAAAGGTTTTAGTCTTTAAGGCCTTAAATTCAAAAACAGAGCAGAAATATTACTGCTCTGTTTTTTTGTGGTATATAATACAATAAAGGAATAACGATGCTGACAGTATATTCAAAAAACAATTGTCCATTTTGCGTACAGGCAAAAAATCTATTAAAACTCAAAGGTATTGACTTCGAAGAAATTAATATTGAACAACAACCAGAAGCAAGAGAGTTTGTTGTAAGTGAAGGTCACAGAACTGTGCCTCAAATTTACAAAGATGGTGAGTTGTTTGTACAAGGCGGATTTCAAGGACTACAAAAACTTACAGAAGAAGAACTACGAACAAAGGCAGGTGTTTAATGTTAGTTAGTAATCAAACGCAGTACAGCAAAGGTGACTTGGTTAGTTTTAAATTAGCCAACGGTGACGAAATCGTGGCAGAAATTGTAGACAGTACAACGTTCGGATGGACTATTAAAAAGCCTTGCGTAGTAGTGCCCAGTCAGCAGGGCATTGGTTTAATGCAGGCATTGTTTACAGGCAAGGTAGATGCCAACATGGATCTCAGCAAAAACAGTGTGTTGCTACACGCAGAAACTGTAGCAGAACTGCACAGCCACTACTGGAAAACTACCACAGGGTTTGAACTAGCACCTAAAGCCAGTATTGCCAAATAGACAGTTTTAAGAGCCATAAATACCGTATAAGGTTAATTTATGCCAGGAATAGCAAGAGTTGGTGATACATATGGACCAGGAGGAGTACTTACTTCTCCCGTCAGTCCCAATGTCATTGTGAATGGTAGACCAGTTGCACTTAACGCAGTTGCCTACACACCTCACCCGTGCTGCGGTAAAATTGGTTGTCCTCCAACACACTGTGGCGGCACAGTACCAGGAATGCAAGCATTGGGATTTCAAGTTTTTGTTAATGGAGTCCCGCCTGTGCTTAAAGGTGATAATGGCATATGTGGACATGCTGTACGTACTGCTAGTGGCGACGTAAAAGTTGGTACCGGCGACGGCTTTGCAGAAAATCCAGATTTTGGCACATTTGATACATTATTAGAGCCAGAACTGGCTTTTGATGGCATAACAAACTTTGATTTTGGATAATATAGTATGGCAGAACCAAGTGCAGTATATCAAGGTAACACACCCTCATTAGAAAGCGGTGGACTTAATGCTCTACAGTTATCATTGGCCAACTTTATGGCTATTGGCAATCCTCCTCCGTTTGCAGTAAACGATGCTTTTATGCAGACAATGAAAACGTTTAGTGACTCGGGTGTATTGAGTCCATTTACACTAGATCCAGTAACGGGCCTGCCTAGAATCCCAGACTTAAATTATAGCATTAGTGATGGCATCGCTTATGTTGCCCGAGGTGATGATATGTATTTGTTACGTCGAGCACAAGACTGCGGCCCAGACGAAAACAGATTAGAAGAGATTTATTTAGGACGTAGGCCTGATGTTGCTGAGGGTACTTGGGCGTTTTACGGGCAAGTTGTTGGCGGAACTGTTTCCAGTGGTGCAAACGATGGTTCGTGGGGCGGCGAGGCAACAGTTACAAACGTTGTTAGCCTGGGTTATGTTGACGTAAACGTGGCTGACTTCTCACTCGGGTTCAATCCTTATTCTGATAGCTCGACGAGCGGTGGCAGTACAGGTAGTTTTGGCGCTACATCAGTAAACGGCGGCACAGATCCAAATGATCCTAAGTATGTCTGTACTGCAATGTGTCGTACTTATGGCTTCGGTGAGTTTAGAACTAAGATATGGTTAGCATGGAGTCGTAAACATCTCAATGACTATCACCAAATTGGTTATCATACTTTATTCCTCCCAATGGTAAACTATGCTTACTACTCTGGTACAGACAGCGTAGGTAAAAAAGCAGTTAGAGCCACATTAGAATTCTTGATGCGCCACAGAACAGCAGACCTGCGTGCAAGACTCAGGGGCAATTCAGTAAAACGTGACACCATTGGCAGAATTTGGAACGCTATCTTCGAACCTTTAATTTATATTACAGGTAAGATAAAAGGACGCAAGTAAATGGCTGGGATTTTTAACATTAACTTAGCCCGTGATGGTGCTTACAACGTAAACGGCAATTACTACAGTAGAGAAAAGTTAATTTATCCTACGCCACGAAAGTTATGGTACAACTACAATGCTTTGGCCATACTGGCCTATATTACTGAAGCAGAATATGATTTAATCGTTGCAAACTTTCCTGGCTACGTTTATCCTCCACAACAAGTTGGTTATTCGAGAATAGAAAATTTTAATAATTTTCAAAAAGCAGATCAACCACAGCCAAACATCGACACCGAACAGGGTGAAATTACTGTATTACAACAACAAACAGATTACTTATTGAATCGACAAAACCAAGGAATTGACTTCATCGGCCCGATACTGCCTAATCCTCCTTTGTTTAGAAGGACACAGGATCCAGAAGTTAGCGGCGCTCCTTACTATTACATAGATAAAAATCCTGGTTCTCCCGTACACAAATTAGTTTATATTACCTACGAAGCACAACAATTCTTAATTCAAACAGACTATTACAATATCAATTTGGCAACCCTTAATTACTACGGTCCTTTTGGTATTCCTATGTATTATGATGATGGCACGGACGGTGTAAACGGTCCACCAGGTAGTGGTATAACTGGCTCATCTCCAAGCGTTAGTGGCGAGTCATGCCCGCCTGGAAGTTTTAGCGTCAACGGTGGTTATTGTGCCCCAGGAGTATTTGACAGTTCCGGACAAGTAGTCACTGACGGTCAAGGAAACCCTGTCACAGTTGGAGGCGGCGGCTTTAGTTTCGCTGGAGGTGCTTCGGGTTACGACGCC